CATCAACCTTTATAGGCGGATCGTATTTTGATGCATAATTCCCAATTACACTTGGATCATCCTCATACCAACCGCTGCCAAGTGTTGCTCCACGATATAATGATTTCGATGGCGATATGGGCATCTTCTTCATTCTGACCATACAATGCCTTTTCCTTTACAAGTAACGCAAGTACAAGTTTGATTAGGTATATGCGCATAAATACACCTAGTACCTAAACCATCACAAACCGGACATTTGAATGGGGCTAATCTTGGAGCTATAAATGATTTTCTGTGCTCTTCTAATACGCGATGGATTTCTTCGATATCGTCAGTAAATAATTTCTCTAACTTTTCAAGCCGCAATTCTAATTTAATATTATGATCTTCATTCTTTAAATCTTCTTTCACCATCATCTTGATAACATCATTAATTTTGTCTAGTAATTTCAGTTCAAGCCCTGAAACAACTTCCATGTAACGATTACCCTCTTCCATCTGAACGCCAAATTCTTTAGCCTTAATTACTAGGTCTAATCTCGCAATTTGTTCATGCACCCATCTCCATTGCTTGAGATTCTCTTCAACGTCAATCATCAACATAGTCTTTGATTCGACTCTATCTAACCTTTCATGAATATGAACCCAAACTTTCGGGTCTAATTCTTGAGTAAGTTTAGATGATTCTAATTTTGTAAGCCTATTCTCAATAGCTTCATGTATTTCTTGATACTCTTCTATATCTTCTTTTAATATATTCTTAAATTCATCATGAAACTTTTCGAGTTTTTCGAAGCGTTTAATAATATTTTCTTGCCATACTTTTTCTTGCAATGGATTTGAGTATATTTTTATATCTTTTATATTCTCTTCAATCTTCTCTATTCTATCAAAACACTTCTCGATACCATCTTGAGCGTGCTTTATTAAATGTTCGTTTTGTGAATTCATTAGATTATTCTTATGATCTTCAGCGCATTTAACACAATTTCCGAATTTGACTGGCATGCCATGTTGGCATAGTTCTACCGTATTTATATAAGGCGGATTTACAGATACACTCCAACACTTACAATTACATATTGGCGGAATAGTAGAAAACCATGCATCTTTATGGCAATCACAATGACAGAATGATCTATTTATAGCATAATCATTGTTCATTTAACGTTGATCTCACTTTCTATTGAATGACCGCATTCTTTACATTCTTTAATAATTTGACTAACAATTTCACCATTATTTCTTGTCCATTCACAAAATCCAGATTTAATATAATCATGTTTGCAATTCATTGAATCATTCTTCCCATGCTAAAGTTTTTCTGCAATCTAACTTGTGGATTGGGAATTTCCCATATCGTACTATCATTGTCAAACGCTATAATCCACAGCAAATGATGCTCTTGGGATATATTATTCCACCCAAGCGCATAGCCAGTGCCATGGCCTTCCACCCAGACTGGGATTGGTGGATCAAGCTGCAATAAACTCATTATCTGATATTGCCTCTAGCAGGCTTAATCATCTTACGCCTAGTCTTATTGCTATCTTTAGCAACTGGCTTAACTGACTTATCAGTCTGCTTCATTGCCTTCTTGGATAACCCAACTTTACGCTTATCGAATGGAGCAATCTTACCTTTAGGTCTGTCTGACATCATTTCTTTTTACTCCTATGTAACAACTTCAATTGCAATAAGTTTATTAAGATCAATAATGACTGGATAAGACATGCCTTCAGGAGAGGCATACATAATTAACCATTTATCTGCGGATAATAATTTATGATCTAGAATATGTGAACCTTCTGGAACTCCAGTTTTCAATATTTGCATTGTTAATGGCGCATCAATGAATTCATTCATTACTTTTTCTTTGCCTTTTTCTTTTTCACATGCTCAGGTAATTTCTTGATATTCTTAGTTGCATGAGCAAACTCCTCAGCAACTCCCTTCTTAAGCTCTCCACGAGATTCCATAGCAAACATTTTCTTGGCTTGCGCTTTAGACTTAAAGGGCATTCTTGCTCTCCTTATTTAACTTCTCAAGCGCATATATTCTTGCGCTCAAATCACTCACTTTGGTATTGAATTCATTTATCTCAGTAGCAAATGTCTTCTGAAGCTTACTGATAAGCTTACCTTGAATCTTAATCAGATTAGCCTCATGCTTCTTGATCATCTCTTTAAACAGCTCATCAACCATAGTCTGCCCTAGATTATATCCGTAAAGTTTCCCATCATTCCGGCCATAATAACTACATGGAGTACTCATAGTAAGTACTTATACTTAAAGTTTGGATTCTCTATCCATCGGCTCACATACCAAGCGCCTTCCTTTCCAGAGATAATGCAGTCCAAATATTTCCAGGTTGATACATCCTTATTGTCATACGTCCATAGTCTCGGCAATGGTTTACGTGGCATTATTTTCTTTTCCCATATAAAGTTTGATATAAACTTCTTCGCTCAGCAGAATTAGCGCCATCCATATGACGTCTAACCTGATGCTCGAGCTGTCTTGAATCTAGCTTATATACCTTTTTCAACTCTTGTTGCGTGGCGTCACGCACATCATTCCATGTTACCTTCTTTTTCATGCTATGCTCCTTGCGCTTGTCTCGGCTGATTAACCATATGATGCGTCTCTATGGCCTCTTTTATGTGTCGATGCTTCATGTCTTTATGCGATAAAGCCAAATCAACCTTTTTGCTAAATATCTCGGCATTAGCCTTTACAGCTTGTATTAGATTCTGACTCTGAGCCATGCGCATATCGCCTAGCAACTTGCGCTCACTCTGCTGTAACTTTTGCATCTCAACCATGAAATTCTGTTCGCTCTTTTTATTATCCATCTGCATCTTTTGCGCCTGCAACTGGTTGCGCTGCATCATCGGATTGTTTTGCGCCTCAGCCTGTTGCTGCTGCATTGCCGCCTGCTTTTGTTGTTGTAACTCTTGCAGCCAACTATCAACCATCTGCTTCAACTGCTCAATGCCTTTGCCTTCCATGTTATCAAGAACAAAGTTCAATCCCTTCTCGGCAATGAACTGTGCAAACAATGGCGACATGCCCATCATCTCTTTGACCATCATGATGGTGCGTGACTTCTGAACCTGGAACGATGCGCCTGCCTTAACAACTACGTTAAGCGCATTAGCATCATAAAACATGTTCATGCCTTCTTTCTGATTGATCTTGATAGACGACCGATGACCCTCTTTATCCAAGATTGGGATCGTCCTTGGAGTCGTGTAATACTTGGGCAATAAGTCAACGTAGATTTGAGCTGCTCGCTGGTATCCTTGTAGATACCCAACAACGTAAGGCATTGCTGCGGAGTTAGATTGGGTTGCTGCCTCAACAATTGCGATACCAGAGAGTTGATTGTTATTAATTCCGAGACTTGCATCATATGACCCTAATATGTTTTGTATTAAAGCATCAGATCCAGTAAATGCTTGTCCTATTTCAGGCGGACATGGCATCTTGACTATCTCGCGTATTGGATCAGGAATAGGCATATCTGGATTTTGCTCAAAGAAGGCATTAACAACAATATTCGAAGGCTTTTGCGGGTCTTTAATGGCTTGCAAGAACTCTTCTTCTTTTGGCAATGCTTCTTTCTTGATAATGAACTTATGCTGTAACGTGTTTTCAATCTCGTTAGCCAATGAAATACCGGCATAGTTCTTGAGCCTCTGAGCGCCACGAGCATTGTAAACATAAGGCCGCGTTACTTGTCTGACATTACCATTCTTGGGAGTCTTTATGACTACTGAATTACCATCAACAAATACCAATGGCAAGAATGTAAAATCTGTCTGCTCTACTTCCAATATGCGATTTTCAATCAGCCTATATCTATCTACGCTATCGATCTCTGTCATTCTTGGCTTGCCAATGATAGCTGGTGGCGCCGCTAAATCAGCCCACTCCGCCAGCATCTTGTCATATTCTTTTTTAGTCATTACCTTGTTATCACGAGTCATGACAATTGATACTTTCTTTTTCTTCTTCTCATAATAATCACCAACGATGATTATCTTGGTTGAATCATTTAAGTATGACCAATTGAACCCAGCAAAGTTGCGTCTAAAATTTATATCTCTCGTCGGAATTTCTGGATGATCTTCCTTAAATTCATCTTCAGACATTGGGAACAATTCAAAACAGAATTGACCATCGCCTTTATGAGCATGCCTTGCCAGTTGATCAAATCCGCATAGTGTCGGATCAAACGCACGATTGATATTGATGACCTGATTAAATGACATAGGATTTGCATAGTCAGTGGTCAACTTGAGCGTGCTAAAGCCACCAGATAGCAAATCTTTATACACTTCATATCGTGTGTTATAGCTATTGGCGTCCGTCAATGTATGACGCAAATGCTGCTCAACAACCTTAATTGTCATTGGATCAGCGGCATTCTCATCATCAGCGTTGACCTCGATATCTGGTTCTTGCTTACTGAACTCGCCTAACAAACGGGATATATAGGCTTCAAGAACATTAAATTCTATTGCAGGTTTAGAAAGAGTTTCGAGTAGTGTGATCTCATCACCAGAGAGAGATGCCTCAAATACAAACCGCCTGAAGTCATTATAGCGGTCATAGTTTGGCTTGAAGTAATCATAGGCTCTACGAACGTTGGTTTTGATTCGCTCTAGCTGGTCTGTGTACTTTTTCGCCACTTCCATGTGACTTCCTTTTGAGTGCTAATCAGTGATTATACCTGGTATTAATATGCTCAATATTACAAGGGATAGAGCAAAGTTACCAGTCAAGAGTAGGAACATCAATCCGTATGCAATCTTACTCATCAAGTCACTCCAATCATGTCTCGTTTACAATATCTGGCGGGGATGGTAATGGCATCCAATTAGTAAAACTACTTATTACTCTACCGCCTAAATATCCGCTATGACCATGATCAGATATATATGTGGTATCTAAACCCCACCCATTATTAGTTAATGCTCCAATGACTGCTTTTTTCTCATATGGACTATACAATAAAATTCGTTCCCATTTTTCAGGCATTTTATCAGAACATTTAATCCAGGCAGGCTTCATATAACAATCTTGACAAATATGCCCATTGATATGCGCCCAAGGAGTGCAGTCCTTATGGCAAAGATTGCAGGTTTCTGTGCTCATTTATCTTCCTTACTAATCAATCTCAACCCATCATCATTAGCTCTAATCATATATTCTTCATGTGAAGACGTTCTTTTGTTCCAAGCTTCTGCTGTTAACTCAAAGGAATTATAAGTTCCAGACTGTCCACCACATGACATACATTCAATGTGCCACCAATCATTAAATTCAATATCAAATAGCTCTATCGATCCGCAGAATGGACAAGAATTAAGATTCATATCATTCCCATCTCTTCATCCATTCATTTATCTTTATCAAGTTAATCGCCTCATCTATTGTCATTTTGTTTTGCGATATTAGCCAGTCATCTAACGGCCACGGAACGCCATTAACGCTAAATGCGCGGATATTTTTTGGAATAGGCAGAATGTATATGTCATGTGTAATCATATCTTACTAACCCCATATGCTGATTTCCTCAATCGATCAATTCTATTTGCGCTACCCATCATCGACTTAGCAATAGCATTATAATCTGTAACATTTACTTGTCTATTGATAATCGTCTTATCGATTAATGCTATCTGTATAGCATCAGCCAATGTGTCGGCAATATCATCAAACCTATGGCTAGAGTTCGCTGTAATCTTCCGACAATGCTCAATGCACATGTAAGTATGCCTTCCATCACTCGGCAAGCTTATCAACTTCTGTGCTACATATGGCTGAGCCTTCAAGAACCTTGCAATCTTACTTCCACTAGCGCGAGATCGTTCTATCTCAATCAACTGTAAGCCCTGATACTCTTTCAATGTTGACAATAATGTCACGCCTGTAGATTTCTTCTCAATCGCAGCAATAGTAGGCTTGACCTTATAACGCATACAATCAGCATAGAAGTTCAAGAACGATGGCTTTAAATCCTTTGGCTCAACACGTAATTCCTCACAATCAATCCAGTGCAGCCCATACAAATCAGTTTCAATGTCATTATGAAATATCTTATACAAACCCCAGAATGAAAACACTGTTGCATCATTGTATTCTTTCTCAGTCTCTGCGCTATCACATGTAATGAATGTGGCAATAATATGTGGATCATGATCATGCAGTTGAAACCACTCAGGCTTGAATATACCACCACCAGCAGGCTGCGGGTCTTGTTGATATTGTGATGCAAAGTTATAAGGCGATGTTTCCTGCATTCGCTTCAATGTTTGTACATCGTGCATTGTTGGATGCAATGGATTGCCTGCAACATCTAACGCTGGGATGATTAATGTTTTCCAATCACCAGTCTTGATAAGCGTTGCTGCCAGATCATCTTCATGTAAACGCTGGCCAATAAATATGATTGGTGTAGTCGGTGAATTAGTTCTTGATTGCAGCGTATTGTAGTACCACTCGTTAATGCTATCACGAACAGTGTCCGATGTCGCTTCATCTGGCTTTATGATGTCATCAATAACAATACAACCACCAAAACGCCTACTACCATTAATGCCAGCACCACGACCAGTAATAGATCCACCAGCTCCAGCAGCATACACAGAGCCACCTTGCATAGTCTCGAAATTATCCTTAGCACTTGTGTCATCCTTAAGTGATACTTTAAACAAATCCCTATACTCAGGCATTTGTATAATGTTACGAATAGTTTGTGTTTGTTTCTTAGCGAGCGAATGTGAATATGATGTGTAAATGAAATTGCTATCAGGATATTGCGCTAATCCCCACGCAACAAATTGTATGACTAATTCCGTTTTCCCATATCGAGGTGGCACATTAATTATTAATCTATTTGTATGTCCATCAAATACTGATTCAAGCTCTTTGCATATTGATATGTAATGCGACTCACGTCCTGGCGGTGTAGATATTTCGAACTTGCGCCCTGTCCGTAAGAAGTAAAATATTTTAGTGAAGTATAAAAGTGAGTTAACGAGGTTTTGCTGATAGATTCCTCTATCATTACTTATATTGCTCATCAGCGTTTCTTACTTTGCGGTCTGTTTCATGAATGCCAATATCACCTGATACATTTACCTTTTCACCATATAATTTAGGCGCTAATTTCGCAGCTAAAAACTTTCTTGTATCAATTCTCAAACGTGAACGATTCATATATTCAGTATTTGCAACTTCGTATTCTTCGCCTTCGGCATTAATTCTCGTTAAAGAATCACGAGAAGTATCGTCAGCAATATCAAGGCATTCATCGACTAATGCTTCGACTTGATCTTTTTTTGCTTGTTCGTAAAGGTCTCGAAACTCTAAATTATTTCTTCGCCATTTGAATATATTTGATCTATCTGGCCAATGAGGATTTAGCTTGCACAATGCTATTAATCCTTTGCTTGAAGTAGCAATTGCATGACATATTTCCTCTCCAAGCTCTCTTGTATAATCAGTTGGCCTGCCACCTGGATGTGTCATTACTTCCTCTCTTTGGCCTTCCGCGACCACGTTTTATTTTCGTAAATTCATCATATGGAACTTGCGCTTCTTTTGACGGCTCAATTGAAAATTTAGCCACTTCACCACTCTTAATTTTAGCAAGTTCTGTTGCGCATATCTCATCAACTTGTGCGTCAGTAAGTGATATATCAATTACTTTAACTTTCGCTAATAATTCTTTATACGCTTCCGTATCTTTCGCCAATACATCTTCAATCTGCTTTACAACTTTACCCGTCCCATCACAATGATCGCAGTTGCGCTGCATCATTCCGCCACCCATCATTGTACCTGAGCCATAACACACGAGACATTTAGTCAATAAAGTCATAATTCACCATATTTGAATACTTATTGTACATCATCTGGTAAGTCTTTCAAGTAATTTCTCATAAGCCATTCACCAACAAATCCCAATCCTGCGGACAGCACAATGAAGCCGCCCACCACGTAACACAATAACGACCAATTCATATTATCCCTAGCTAGATGGTTGATTCCAGCTAAGTTTAATATTTATTTCAGCAGATGCAAGGTTATTTGCACCATTCATTAGCTTTTTAATAATATCGCCGTGCTGCGCTTCCAGTGATTGCAGGATTGTTGTTGCTGCTGGAACGTCTGACATAACTTTGCTGACAAGATCAGATGGGTTTTGGCTATCCACCCCAAACGCATGACTCAGCAGCGATACGGCGATACCAGAGAGCGGGCTACCCAATGCTGATGCTATCATTGGTGACGCTTCTAACAGGATATGAGCGATCTCAGAGAGTTGATGGATCATGGAAGTTCTCCTGTGCGGATGATGTTGGCTAAGCAAATCGCGCGTTCTTTTACTTGTTCCGCCCATTTGCTTGCGAGCATATGTTCAGCAGCTTTTTCATAATCACCAGCTTCTAATGCGGCAATTGTTTCATGAAAATTTAAGAATCCTTGAACGCCAACGTTAAAACAAAAATCACATAATGCTATTTGTCTATTCTCATCTAGCTTGGAAAACCATGGTAAAAAATGCAGTAATTTCCCATAAAAATAGGCCATATCATCATCAAGCAAATAAAGGGCTTCTATCTCAGAAATACCACGATCAGAAAGATTACGACCTACGCCTATTGTTAATTTACCAACTGAATCCGCATACGGGTGGAGCTTCATCGCCTCATGCCTAACCAGTAATTGCCTCAACTTCAATTTTCCCTCTGGTGTCATTGTCATCCTCCAATAATACTATCGGGTCTGTCGGCATGTCGCATTTATCACAAACATAATGCGCTGTACCTTCCTCCGCAGACCATACGTACATCTTATCTTTGCAACATCTCGAGATCATTATAGCACACCAAAAAAATGGGCGGTGACTAGCCGCCCGACATAAGGAAAAGGACATACTTTAGCGAGGTGACAATGAAGATAAAATCTTTTCAAGTTTAAGATGTATTGCCGCCATCTCTTCTTTCAGCAACGCAAGATCGTAATTCAGCGATGCTTTGTGTTCTTTCAACCAGTATAACAAAGCGCCAATCGGCATGCCACACAATATTCCCATCAAGAAATCCATGTTCATCAGTCATTCTCCCAAATATTTAATAATCGCATCTCTTGCCGCTTCCCAAGTGTCAAACCAGTCCGCTGCATACCCATTAGCCCGCATTTTATCCATCCATTCCAACTGCTCTGGTCTTGGTTTCTTACCTTTGCTCTTAAGCTCTAGCCAGTAACCATGTTTACCACTACTCGGCATGGCAAGGAAAGTGTCACTCACACCTTTTGTGAGTCCTGCCGCTACTTCTCTTTGAGCTTGCCAGTAGGAACGCTTACCTTGGTTCGGGATGGATATCAACGGTAAGCCTCTTAATCTCGCCCAAGTGACCAAGGTGCGTTGACATTGCCATTCTGTTGGCGCTGATGGGTCTCTGGGTTTGCGTTTAACCTTGCGCGATTTTGACGGCACGTATGGCATGTCGCCGTATAGTCCAGCAGTGGCCTTGACATACTCCGCCTTGTACGTAGCGCTTTTACGTGAAAAATCTTCGTCATCATGACGCATAACCTATTCCTGAGTTATTAGGCATTCCCTAATGACTCAATTATACACAGCTTATTCAAATTACGCGATACACGGATAAGATGGGATAAGTTACCTATAAACCCTATTTACTGACGGTCTGACAGTTCTGACGGTCTGACAGTACTTTCCAATACTCAACTAAAATACTAAATTCACCCATATTTCTGTATATCCCATACATTATGTAATGTACTGTCAGTACTGTCAGTAGTAATGTAACATAATGTAAAATAAGATAAAAAATTATTGACAGTATATTTTTTATACAGTCAGTACTGACAAATTTGACTGTCAGTTATATCTGACAGTATATTTTATGCACTGTCAGAGTATATTTTGTATAAACATGGAACTTTTCTCATACGCTCACCATTCTTTCCATTCCTTATTGCTGACAATCCAGTTTTCTTGGTTAGTATTTTACTTAATTTATTTGCTGAACTTTGATTTATTAATGGCCAACGCATTTCTTTTAATATTTCTGTCACTGTCATTTCCTTTGTCAGTGGAGAGCTCCAGTTAAAGAATGCTGACAGTTGCTCTTCCAATGGATCTATCTGTTCAAAGTTGGCATTATTCATATTCACCTCTTCTTGCAATTCTTTATCAAGATAAGTTAATTCACCTTTTTGCCATTCATGATGGATTTCTGCCCACACTTGTTTCATATCAAATCCATGTTGATAATTGATAGATGCAGCCTCAATCGTCCACCATCGACGATTGCCCGTATCATCAACTAAGTAATCAGGATTATTGACAGTTCCAATATAAACACTGCGTCGAGGTCGTTTATTATCAAGGCGAGCATAAGGATTGCGGATAAAATCAAAATTCATAGTTATAAAGCTCTTGATGCGGGCTATATCTGACCGGCGATAGGTTGCGTCTAACTCACCAAGCTCAATTATCCAGAACTGTGATAAGCCTATTACACAATCTTTGAGATTAGGTTCTAATATGGCACCATCTTTCACGGCTCCACAATTGATAGGGTCTAATGACTTAATCCATGCAGTTTTACCAATTCCTTGCTTACCTTGTATTACAATGGCGCCATGACTCGTAAATCCTTGTGAACTATGTGCGGCAGCAATAGCAGATCGCATCCATGTACGTAGTATTTTATTGCTTAACTCTTGATTCGCGCTTTGGATAGTTTCCAGAAACTTATCTACACGATTAACACCATCCCATGGATTATTTTTTATACACTCAACAATAGGATGGTAAGCGTTTTGGAGAGATAATTTATTAAGATGTTCATTAATCTTTTTTATAGGCATATCATTTAAAGTTGCCAAATATTCCACTAACGATAAAGCCTCATTGTCATAATCTTCTTGCGAAATATAATGATCTGGAATCGTAATTTCACGTCGCCTAGTCATGAGGTTATATTTAATATCAGCCTTAAAATGACTCAATAGCCATTCTAAATTCACATGGGTATCGAGTACTTTATAATTTGATTCTAGTTTGTTTCGTGGGATTTCTTTTACTTCGGGATAAAGGATGGGCGATGCGACTACCTTGTATTGCATTTTATCTCTCCTGAAAGGGATTTTATGGTTGATATTTTCGATATAACCGGTAAAATATTCCCTGTATGTTTATTAGAAAAAATCCATTGATCCGCTACGCAATGTAGCCCTTGGATATAAAAGGATTTAGTATTTGTGAGGGCGTTAGTCGCGCCCTTCCAGACTTACTAGATTACTCCTACCGACGAATAATTACTAATTGCTTTTTGACAGTTTCACGATCAGTTAATACAAACAAATCATTGAAATCAGTAGGTTTATTGTCAATATTCAATCCATCAAACACCGGATATTGCAATGATGCGCCTGTCTGTCTGCATGCAAATGAAGCATGTGCCATACCTGTATTTTCCTTTCCCCATTGATCATTGTCAGCGCATATTTTAACGATAGCATTAATGTATTTTTGCTTAACTTCAATAGCAATGGGCGTTAAATTATGTGCGTTAATGGCACAAATAACAGGTGATTGTGTTATCTGGTATATGGTGCAACCTGTTGCATAGCCTTCACATATTCTTATCACACCGGAATAATTCCGAGGTATTACATCAGATATCCATATCATGCGTTCTTTTTGTGATGTTCCAGTCCAGAGCTTCTTAAAACCATTTGGCTTGATAATTTGCACGGAGCACAATTGTTGATAAATATTCG